TATACAGAGCTCCGACAGCTTCCAACTTTTGAGGAACGGTTCAAATATCTAAAGCTTGGTGCTCAAGTTGCAGCAGAAACGTTTGGATTTGATCGATGGGTCAACCAACGATTCTATAGATCTCCTGAATGGAGAAAAGTTCGTAGAGATGTAATCATCCGTGACGAAGGTCGTGACCTCGGTGTCGAAGGTTATGAACTTCAAAATGGAATTTACGTTCATCATATGAATCCAATGCTTCCTAAAGACATTGTTGATGCGTCAGAGTGGATACTCAATCCTGAATATCTGATTTGCGTTTCGTTTAACACACATAACGCGATTCACTATGGAGACGAAAACCTTCTTCCAAAGGTTATTGAGCGAAAGCCCAATGATACATGTCCATGGAAGTCCTAAATTTTAGTGAAAGGAGGAACCGCTTATGAGTGAACCAGTACAGAGAGTTATTGATTCAACCAGTATTCTTGAAAGTGTTAAGAAGCTGCTAGGCATTTCTGAATATGATGAGGGATTTAATCATGAAGTAAGAGATTTGATTAATGCAGAATTTTTAACATTGCATCAACTGAATGTTGGACCTGAAGCGGGATTCTCCATTGATGGATCAGATGAAACTTGGAGCGATTTCACAGATAATCCTCATTTGCAGGATGCTGTGAGGCAATTCATTTATCTGAGGGTTCGACTGGTATTTGATCCACCGGCGTCGTCTGTTGTTTCCGATGCCATTAAAGAGCGAATCAGCGAACTAGAGTTTCGACTGAATGTTCAAGCCGAAGGAGATGCATCACAGTCATGAGATATTATGCAGTTACAGAAGATCCTAATGAGCTGATGCACTTCGGTATTAAGGGCATGAAGTGGGGCGTTCGCAGAACAGATGCTCAGTTGGGTCACCCCAGGCACACAGGTTCTAAAAGACCTAGAAGTATTGCCTATAAGAAAGCGCAGGCAAAACTAAGTGCTTCTATGCGTAATGGAATTAAGAAAGTCGAAGCAAAATGGAAGACTTATAATTCACCGCAGGCTAAAGAAGCACGTTTTATGAAAAAAGCCATGCAGCAGGCTCGTAATGGAACTTTGAAGTATGGTAAACTTACAGATAAACAGGTTCAGCGAATAACTGATAGGCTTTATCTTGAACGTAATGCAAGGGCTCTTGGCAGTACTGAGAATCCAAGAATGATAAAACGACTTAAAATGGCCGTTGGTACGGGTATTGTTGAAGGTGTTGGTCGTGGAGCCTCTGCTTACATTGAAGAACGTTTTCGTGGTCGTGGCAGAACTACTGCTGATATTAAACGCGATAAACGTATGGCTAAGTATGAAGGGCGCGACGATGTTCTTCGTAGAAAAGCTAAAAAGCAGATTGATGAAGAATATTACAAGACTGCTTACGAAGAAGGCAACGCCCCTAATGATTATAAAAGCACATCAAGAAGGGCTAAATATCTTGCTGATGTTAAGAAACGCAATAAAGAATCTGATTATCGTGCAAATATTCAGAAAATTTATGATGAGAATGAAGCTAGATTAAGAGCTAATAATAATGCTAGGTTCGAAGATGAAGATCGTAGATCTATAAGAAAGAATGCTTCTGAGAATAAATTGGGTTCTGGAAAAGCATTAGCAAGATTAAATGCTTATAATGAATCTCGTGAAGATATTGATAAATATGGAAATGCATATCTCGATTCATATAATACAGCATTAGCCGTAAAGAAACGTCAAGAAGCCAGATCTTCTGGTCGTTCTTATGCTACAAGTCCAGAACGTCAGTTTGCAACGAATCAGGTCATGCAAGAATATGCTAAGACACAACGACAGAGAGCTCAAGAATCTGCTGTTCGTGAAAATGCTTCTAGACAAAAAGAACTTGCAAGGCAAGCTCGTCAAGAAGAAATAAGATCTAGTAGAAGCGAAACATCAAGATCGACAAACTACGTAACAGAAAAAGACTATGGCGCAAGAGGGAGTTCTAGTTCTAGTCCATGGGTGGGTGTAAAACCAGAAGCTCATTCTCCACGAGAAGAATGGCGTAGGCAAAATGATTGGCAAAATACAAGCAATAAGCGTAAGCGTAAAGGAAAGAACTAATTGAGACTTTCTAATACAGCCACGCCTAAATATTATGGTCAGTTTCGTGAAGCTGTAAGACGCGGAGAAATTCCAGTCTGTCGTGAGATCTCTTTAGAGATGAACCGGATTGATGCATTGATTGAAAATCCGGGTGTTTATTATGATCCAGGTCCAGTTGAAGGATTTATTGCTTTCTGTGAAGGGGAACTAACTCTGACAGATGGCAGCGATCTGAAACTGCTGGATTCTTTTAAACTTTGGGCAGAACAGGTTTTTGGTTGGTACTATTATGTAAAACGTAGTGTACCTGTAAAAGGACCTGATGGAATTTCTGTGCACTATGAACAGAAAACTATCAAGAAACGTCTGACCACAAAACAATTCCTGATTGTTGGTCGAGGAGCTGCGAAGTCTGTATACGCCAGTTGTATTCAGAATTATTTCCTGAATATTGATCCCTCAACAACTGACCAAATCGTTACAGCGCCAACTATCAGACAAGCTGAAGAAACACTGGCACCCATACGTACATCTATTACACGTGCGCGTGGGCCTTTGTTTAAATTCCTTACAGAAGGATCTCTGCAGAATACGACAGGTTCTAAAGCAGATCGCTGTAAGCTAGCATCCACAAAGATGGGTATACAGAATTTTATTACCGGATCTATTGTGGAAACTCGCCCAATGTCCATTGACAAACTTCAGGGCCTTCGCTGTAAAGTTGCCACCCTTGACGAATGGCTGTCCGGGGATATCCGTGAAGACGTCATCGGTGCCATCGAGCAAGGTGCTTCGAAATTAGACGACTATCTAATCGTCTGCACCAGTTCCGAAGGCGTCGTACGGAATTCTATTGGTGACACCATCAAAATGGAACTGATGAGCATCCTGAAGGGCGAGTATAATAACCCCCATGTTTCCATCTGGTATTATAAACTGGATGATGTGAAAGAGGTTAGTAACCCGAGCATGTGGGTCAAGGCCAATCCGAATCTTGGCAAAACTGTCACATATGAAGCATACCAGCTGGACGTTGAAAGAGCAGAAAAAGCGCCGTCAACAAGAAATGATACGCTGGCAAAGAGATTCGGCATACCGTGTGAGGGTTATACCTATTTCTTTACATATAAAGAGACCCTCCCTCATCGCAAAAGAGATTTCTGGAATATGCGCTGTTCGATGGGCGTCGACCTTTCTCGTGGCGACGACTTCTGCGCTTTTACATTTCTGTTCCCGATCGGCGATGGGTCATTCGGTGCGAAGACGAGATGCTATATTACCTCGTCCACGTTTGCTAACCTGCCTTTGGCAATGCGGCAGAAGTATGAAGAGTTTATAAAAGAAGGAACTCTTGTCATCATGGATGGTACCATGCTTGACATCCTTGAAGTATATGAGGAATTGCAAACGTTTATTGATAATTCTCGATATCAGGTGGAGTCTGTTGGTTATGACCCATATTATGCTAAAGATTTTATCGAGAAATGGGAACAGAATAATGGGCCGTTCGGCATTGTCAAGGTTCCGCAAGGAGCGAGAACCGAGTCCGTACCATTGGGCGAAATAAAGAAACTGGCGGAGGATCGCATGCTTATCTTCGATCAGCAAATGATGTCATTCACGATGGGTAATTGTATAACCCTGGAAGATACGAACGGTAACCGAAAATTATATAAGAAGCGGCATGAACAGAAGATTGACTCTGTTGCAGCGCTAATGGATGCGCTCGTCGCTTACAAACTTTACAGAGATGCATTTGAATGACGGAGGTACAGGGATATGTACAATAATGATTATATGTACGCGATTGAGCGCAATGATGAATATCTTGCGCATTACGGTGTACGGGGTATGAAGTGGGGCGTACGTAAGGCTATTCAGAGCGGTAATTCTGCTCGTCTTAGCCGTCAGTACGCAAAAGCTTCTAAGAAGCTTGCTAAACTTGAAAAGCAGGCTGGCAAATCCAAGAAATATGCTCGCCGTGCTGCTCTGATGGGTGCCGGTGCAGCCGCTGCTGGTGGACTGGCTGCTGTAGGAACTGGTGGTGTAGGAACTGCTATGCGTGGTCTTGGTCGTTTTGGCAGCAAAGCTGGCAAAGGTCTTGGACAGGCTATGGTAAGCGTTGGTAATGCTGCTCGTAAGTCTGGAATTAAAGGTATACGTGACATTGGTAGGGCTACTGCGCATGCTGGTCGTGGTATTCGTGACAATAGTAGTAAAGTAAGTTCTACTATGCTTGGAGCATCTAAAGCAGTTGATGAATGGGGCAGAAGTACTTCTATGTCTAGCGCTGCTCGTAAT